CTCATGCCATGGTGCGCCTTGACGACCTGCACCTTCGCGCACCATGGCATGAGCCCAAACACCCCGGTTCACCTGAATGACCTATTCCGTTACTACCGGAAACTGCCGCATCAGAGTGCTGCGCTGGTGGAGCTTGAAGCCGAAATTTTAAAAGTACAGCCAGACATTCTTAACCGTGACCAGCCCTGGTACGGGACATGGATTTCAGCTGTAAACGACAAAAGTTACGGCGCGGCGGTGGAGCTTACCAAAGAATTTGAAGGTTGTCATTTAACTTCATATTTGTGTCCTGCTGGCGTACCAACGATTGGCTATGGAAATACCCGGTATCCCGAAGGCCAAAACGTAAGGCTAGGCGAACGAATTAGCCAACAAAGGGCCGAAGAAATGTTAAATCTAGAGATACAACGCACCGCAGACATTCTTGAAGCCGACGTACCGTTTTGGAAAAGCATGAGTTCCAACCAAAAATCGGCGTTAATTAGCTTTGCCTTCAACGTTGGAGCGTATTTCTACGGTTTGCCAGGGTTCAGAACAATTAGCCGCGTATTAGAAAACCACGAATGGAACCAAGTACCCGATGCTTTATTACTTTATCGAAACCCTGGATCGCATTTTGAGGAAGGACTACGCCGTCGTCGCATAGAAGAAGGCCGAATCTGGTCAACACCGTAATTTTCACGGCGTTACCATATAGACAGCTGCAAGTCAAATAGGTTGTTGCAGTCTATTGAGCGGTGGTAGTGGACCACCAGATTGACGGGACTGAGCTGGTATCCCGTAAAAAAGCCAAGGTGCGCTTTCGTAACCATATCTTGCAGCAATGGAACTACTGCTGCGCCTACTGCGCTGAACCGCTGGGCAAGAACGCAACACTGGACCATGTCGTCCCAAAGTGGAAAGGCGGTATAACAGAACAACGCAATTTAGTAGGCTGCTGTTTCTCCTGCAATAGCCACAAGTCAGGCCATGACTGGCAGGAATGGTACAGAGAGCGTGACTACTGGAACGAAGCCCGCGAAGCCCGCATTTCTGAATGGACAGAACAGTGAAGCACTGATCAATTAGACGAGCTGCGGTATATGTGTTCTAACTGGTTTACCACTGGATTACTATCACCGATGGGCATTCCATCAAGAGGATCGTTAGCGATAAAAAGCAACGGACCATCCATTTCTTTGACGGCGAGCATACCAATGCGGGGACTGCGCACCAGTACATGAAGAGCCGCACGCTCAAACCAGTTTAAGAAAATGACTTTCATGGGTCCAGTGTAGGAAAAACTGCCTGGTACACCGTTGGAAAGCACTGCTTAAACACGTCTGCACATTGGAACGCAATTTGCCGATGCTCTAGTTGTGTATCGTTATCAGCCCGCAACTGGATGTAATGCACCCAAGACCTTAGTGTCCCCTGCATGTAAAGGGTGGTAGGAGTACAGAGTGGCAGGATACGTCTAGCCGTCTCCTTGGCAACGCCCCGTTCCAATAGGGTGTCATAAAACAAAAAGGCATCAGCAATAATGCGACCAGCACCTGCTTGGTAGTATTCTTGGTGTTGTGGATGTATGTCACTAATGCTGTTCTGCCGATTTTTAGTGTCTTGGCGTCTGAAGTAGGGTATCTCAGCTGGTGCGGTCTTGCTGTAGCGGGTGGAATATTCTTGGAACGAAAACGACCGGTGCCGCAATATTTGAGCGGCAATGTCACGTTCTGTATCAATTTGAACGCACATATTGGCCATCTCAAATGGTGACCAATGCTTGTGCTTCACAAGGTATTTAAGAAGCCCTGGTCCGGTTTCCCAGTTGTCTTCGTTGCTGGGATTACTAACCCGTGCCATACGCACGATCAGCTTTTCAGCGTCTGGGGTTGCCCAGACCAGTTCAACATTGCTCATGAATAAAGCGCAGAGATCAAACGTGTCACCACACTTTTCTTAGCGTGGTAGTGGGTTTGGCAGTAGATGTGGTTTTCAGCCACTGGAATTTCTACTGAGTACAGAAGTGTGGAACATACACCGCATTTTTTAACCCGTGTAGTCGCTACTTCGTGTGAACCACGGGTGCTTATAGTTCTTAAGACGCCTCTACCTGAGGCACCGCAATTAGGGCACTCCACTATAAAGGCCCGCAAGTGCCGAGCTTTGCCAGCACATGAAGTTTTCTTAAGGCCCTATGGCACCTTTGCCTTACACGTTCTCTAGACATACCCAAATCTTTTGAAACCTTTATGTAGGTCTGCGGCTCACCACCATCAAAAGCAAACACACGTTCCACGATGGTACGATCCACGGGGCTTAGGGTCATCAATAACCTGTCCACCGTATCACTACAGAAAAGGCTGTCAAGCTTTTCCATGGGGTGCTCACCATCAGTAATAAGCTCAACCAGGGTATGTTCTTGAGAATCCAGCCCAGTTCTAGGTTTATCCAAGCTAAGACAGTCTTCACTACGTTCTAGGTACTCCCGCAACCGCTTAGGGGGTGTAGCACAGTACTCTGCACTTTCCTCTAAGGTGGGCGGTCTACCATGTGACAACTCAAACTGAGGCGCCCACTGGCGCAGCTTTGCCAGTATTTCCCCGGCATGGGACGGGATGCGAATCATCCGGTCGTGATAACTCAGATAGCGACTAATGGACTGCCTAACCCACCAATAAACATATGTGGACAGAGCGTAACCACGTTCTGGGTCAAACTTTTTAATGCCGTGAGCAAGTCCAATGTTACCTTCTTGCACAATGTCAAACATTTCTGTGCGCTTGGAACGTAATGTGTAACGTTTTGCAATAGAAACCACAAGCCTTAGGTTGCAGTTGATGAGCTTTTGATAGGCCCGCTTACCTGTCCTAATTTCCTTTTCGGTAGGGTTTTCAGATGTAACCCAAACCTGTACCTGCCGCGCCAACAGTATTTCCTGCTCTTTATTTAAGAGCGGATACCGGACAATGTCCTTCAGATATTCACTAAAGCCGTCCATCAGTAAGAAACTTCCACAATGCTTGGTACGCAACCCATGCTGTCTTCGAGGCTACGTGCCACTTGACAGGCTTTTTCAATAGTTACATAAGAGCAGGCGTCTTCTGCTATGAGCGTCAAATAAATACCGTTGTTTGCAGGAAGTTTTTCATAGTAGGCCGCAAGGTAAAAGGCATGGCCTTCGTGCATTGTTTTAAGTGCGTAGCGAGTCATTAACTGGTAAGTAGTAGACCCAGGAAGAGTAGCACAGTACAAAGCCTTTTACTCGTTACCTTCAGGAGCTTTACGTGACTTAATACGGCCTTCCACCCGTTTACGAACAGAAGCCCGCCAAGCAGCTTCATCCTTAGCAACTGCTTCGTTGTAAACCGCAGCAGGGTACTCCCGTTCCAATGCTTTGTAGACCGCGTTACGAATCCAGGCGGTGGGACGTGTGCTAGCCTTTTCAGCTAGGTCAAACAGCAATTTCGCCCTATGCGGGTCAAGAAGTATTTGCATATATGTTTTATTTCCGTGCCGAATCGCCATCAAGTAGTAGCCCAGTAGACTTTAGTCTAGCATTGTGCTACCAAAGAATGGAGCTATCAACATGTTTGCGCCAACCAGTCTGCTGATCCTTACGAGCTTTTGTGCGTTGTTTACGGCAACCCCGCCTTATTTCCCTAGCACCTTCAAGGAAATTGGCTGCGCGGAGCAAATCTGCAGTGGTGGCACGCGCTATCTCGTACTGCAAGAACTTCATGATTATCTGCCGCCCTGTTTCCGGTGGCATAGGCAGCATCCATCACTTCCGCAAGACTACAGTAATAACCTGTTTCCCGAGGGGTATGGAAGAACCATCCGTTAAGCGTTCGATAGATGCTGACCATGCTGCGCTACTTCCTAGTGAATTTCAGACCAACGCTTTCCTATAGAAGGTTCAGCTAGAGGCGGAATGTCTCCCAACCACTTAGCTTCGGCGCTTTCCATTACTTGTTTTAGCTGGTCCGCCCACTGCTGTGCCTTATCTTCACGAACAAGTAAGAGAATTTCATCATGGATGCAGCCCGCGATTTTTACTTCCTGTTCACCAGCTTCTAGAAGCTTTGGCCAGAGGTTTCCTAGAGCGCATTTAAGGATGGCCGCACCAGCGCCTTGAATTGGAGTGTTGCACCTTACCGTAAGGCGGTTCATGTCACCTGGCAGAAAGCGCCGCATATCAGAGCCTGGGATACGAATTTCGGCCCACCGGTTACTTGCTGTCTTTGATGCGTCTGCAGCATTTTGGTTTTGCCACTGCTTCACACCTGCATAAGTGCTCAACCATTGGTTACGAATTGTTGCAGCTGCCTCCACAGTCATGGTGACACCAGAGCTAGCAGCGTAATTCCGCAAACCTTTAGCACCCGACCCATACAGCAAACCAAAATTGGCGCTTTTCGCGATCTGGCGAGTACAGCCGATTGCCTCAGCTGTAACCGTGTGAAGGTCTTCGCCAGCCTGGAACGCCTTGGTCATCTTTTCATCCTGCGCCACTGCCGCAGCGAGTCGAAGTTCCATCTGACCAAAATCCGCATCCACAAGCAGCCAACCATCAGGAGCTTCAACACATTGCCGAAACTCTGTATCACGGGGAATTTGCTGGTTGTTGGGCTTGATGCAGGACATACGGCCTGATTCCGCTCCAAGCTGGAGGTAGCTGGCACGTACAAAGCCATCCGGGTCCATTTTTTCAAGGATCCCTTCAGCCATTTGACGACGCTTTTCACTTTTCTTCCAGGCCAAATAGGTCTGTATGACATGGTGGTCCGCAGCGTAATCCTGAAGTGCTGCCCTACTAGCACTAGGCTTACCTGTTTTATTGTCCTTTGGCACTGTTCCCAGAAGTGCTGTGAACTTTTCTAACAATTGCTTGGGACTATTTAAGTTGAAGCCTGCTTCTAGCTTGGTCCCACGGCGAGCATCACCCGTAGCTTTTGGCCTGAGGTTAAACGTTTGCGGCGCCGTTTCAATCTGTTCAATTTCCGCATACCACTTTTCGTAGTCTGAGTCGTCGTGCCCCATTTGCGTGACAAGGTCTCGAAGCTTTGAAAGTCTTTGAGTATTTGCTGCTTCTCTTGGGAGCTTGTGTTCTGCCGGAAGCGCATTATCAAGTTCCCGTAAAAAGTCCCTACCGAGCGCATCAATGTCGTGTTGGTAATCATTACAAAGCTGCTCAAGACTGGAACGGTTCCAAGGAAGCCCGGTACGCCACATCTGGGCCATAGCGGGAAGTGCTCTGCACTCTAATGTATAAGCTTCGGAAAGCCTTGCATTCTGTAGCGCCGCTGTAAGTGGATAGTCCAGCTGCAGCAGCACCTCAACATCTTTAGCGGCATAGACCAACTGGTCTCGACTTAAGACTGGAACGCTCCAATCAGACCGCTGTTGTTCCTTGTCAAGTTCAATTTTGAGGACACGCTTGGCAACATGAGCCAATCCGTGTCTGAGGTTAGGCGTTCCATTGTGGTGGAGCTTACTAGCAAGCATTGTGCAGCCAATCCGGCCACGCACATAGATGCCATGTTCTTGAAGCCAGCCAAGGTCAAACACTGCGTTATGGGCTAACCAGTAACGCCAACCGTGGGTAAAGAACAGGCGGAGCTTTTGCCAGCCATCGGTATCTAGTTCAAAACAGTCAATAATGACGATGGTTTTACTAACTTCGCATCCCAGCTGGATCAAGCGAAGTTTGCCTATTTCAGGCTGTAGCTGGAGCGTTTCCGTATCGAAGGCGATAGAAATAGATGTCGAGATCCTGTGCAGATGCTCGACACCGAAAAACAAGTTGTAGTCAGACATGGGTGGTCTTCAAAGAAGTGTGTATTCAGGAAGTGGGCCTGTCCATTCGGACTCGTGTTGGCCTTCGGGACTGTACCATCCGCTGTCGTCTATACGCCAGCCAGCTGTGCAACGTTTAAGCGCCTTGTAATTTTCCCAAACAGGTTCTTCAGGGAAAGGGTTTCCGTAGTCGTGTTCCCAGTCATGCTCACTGATGCCGGTGGGTGTGTACCAGCCACCTTCGTCAGCTTCCCAGCCTTCTGCGCTACGCATTTTCCAGAGCTTGTCTTCGTCGGCCATAGCGCGATCAACTTGAGCAGCGTTCACAGCGTAGTTATCGAACCAGGCCGCAACCCGAAGGTTGTAATCTGCGGCCTCATTTTGTAAGTAGCTTGGAACGTTCTTAAGTTTTACGCTTGCAAAGGTGCTGGTGTCAAATGGGTGTGTAGACATAATTAAAGAGGAAAAGTTTCGTAAGAGGTTTGCAAGAGGTTTTTGATGATTACCTCTAGCTCTGCAACCCTATCATTGGAGTCAAGGTCGCAGACAATTGGGACTTCAGCTGTAAACCATTTGTAACCACAGGCTGGGCATTTACGGCCCCGCACAATGCTGCTTTCAAAACGAGGTTTGGTTTGAGTGACCCACCGATCACCTTTTTGCGGTGACCGGTTGCAGTCTGGACAGTTCATGCAAGAGGATCGTCATAAGGGTCAAGTTCAAATTCTGAAATCAGGCGGCATAAGTACCACCTGGCTTTGCGGAGGTCTTCAAGGCCATTTTTCTGGCGATACCTCCAGATGTATTTGATGCAATTGCCGCGCAGATAACCAAAAAATTCTTCGGTTGTCATTGCGGCTTTGATCGCTTCAATACACTCCACGCCGCTACTGCTTTGGTAGTGCGCTGGAGCGTTGACAGGATCAGTCATCAAATTCAATCGGAGGAATAACGCACCAATCGGTGATCCAGGGCAACATGCGTAGCACCTGTTCCTTCGTTGGTGCATTTGTATGGTCTAGTGGTTCGTCCCAAAGAATGACTGCTTGACAGTGTGCAGAGTCAAACTCAGGTGGATCTAGGTGTGTTGCAGGTAAGACCTGCACAGCGTCAGCAACAATGGCTTGGACATGCAGGAGATCAGATCCTCTGTTGTAGCTGTAGCTGATTAGTTGAGCGTGGGCCATGGTGGGGCTCCGAACTACTTGCTTACAGTAGCACACTATGTCAGATGTGCCGTAATGCTGGGGAAGAACTCATGCGCGTAGGTGCTCATGACACTGGCATCAATACCGGAATTGAGCGCAATCTCTATGTCGCGTTCCAAGCGGCAGAAATCCTCAGGCGTGTCGTGATACAAATCTTCACAAACACTGATAGGCAGCAGGTCCGATCCATACGCTGTGTACCGCACAATCGCTAAATAAGGCGTCGGTCCTTTTAGCTCGTAGTACGTGATGGTGGCCCATTCTTGCATTGGACCGCAGTACCTGACACCAGTCTGGCTCAGGAACCAATCATTGAGCATAATGTAGTAGTGAGCATTTTTACAATGGATCCAAACCGTGAATTTGTCTACGAGCGGTACGCCCGTAAAATTTCCAGCTGCGAAGACACGAAAGAACTGCAAGAGCTGGCCTGCAAGTTCTTTCGCCTTTACCTAACACAACAGGAAGTAGTGGAAAATCTGATCAAAAAAGGCTGGCTACCCGATTTACCCGATGACTCTGACATGCGCTGATCGTTCTTGAGCAGAAGCAGCACGCGCATTCTTATTGATTACAACCTGCAGAGCTGTTTGCTTAAAGCAGGCCCGTTTTGTTTCTATAGGAATAGCTGTAAGGAGCTTTTGCATTTTAAAAACAAAAAATTCTTCGTCTTCACTGACCTTTTCGGTGGTTATGTGGGACGACTGAACTCCGTTGCATAGAGAGCTAACCATCCAATAAGAAAAAGCAGGTGATTCCAACAGATCCCTTAACAGGATGTTTTCAGAAGCTGCGAGGACGTTTTCGGGCAGATCAAATGTAGGCATGAGTGTAAGTAGCTTTACTAGAGTAGTGGACCGTCAGAATCCTACACGAAGTCGTCGTCAAAGTCACCAGCCAAGAATTTATTTATCAATTTCTTCAAAAAGTAC